ATTGCTTCTACTGGTAATGTAACTAACTTCGGTTCTTTGGTTGTTGGTAAAAGAGGACCAGCGTCTTGTTCTTCACCAACTAGAGGTATATGGGCTGGTGGAGCCTCCCCATCAGGTTCTAACGAAATTGATTACATCACAATTGCTTCTACAGGTAATGCCACCGATTTTGGTGACTTAACACAAAATCAGTGGTTAGCAGGAGCAGTGTCTTCTAGCACACGAGGAGTAATTGGAGGTGGAGATGCGGAACCTCAAAATACTATAGCGTACATAACATTTGCATCTACGGGAAATGCTACCGACTTTGGCGATTTGACAGTTGGTCGTAGTTATGTCGCAGGAGTGTCAAATTCTACTAGAGGCGCTTTTGGTGGAAATGGAAATACCATTGACTATATTACAATTGCCTCGACAGGTAATGCTACTGATTTTGGCGATTTGACTACAAGTCGTTACGCCATTGCTGGAGTTTCTAATAGACACGGTGGAATAGAGTTACCACTTCCATACTCTTTGGCAGCGGCTCAAGCCTTTTTTGCTGGTGGCGGTTCGTACTCAGGACTTATAGAAACTGTTGACATCGCTACTCTTGGAAATACTGCTTATTTTGGTGATTTAAGTCAAGCAAGAAATTCTGTAAGTGGACTCAGTTCAAGTACTAGAGGAGTATTTGCTGGAGGAAACAACGGTTCAAACTTAAACACTATTGATTACATAACACTTGCTTCTGCAGCAAATGCAGTCGATTTTGGTGACCTTCTAAATGTTTCACAAAAACCATCAACGTGCTCAAATAGCACAAGAGGAATAATTACTTTAGGTCTTAGTGCTTCTGGTTATTCAAATATTATTGAATATGTAACAATAGCAACCACAGGAAACGCCACCGACTTCGGTGACTCTACGCAAAATCATGGATTTGCCTCTGCTTGTGCTAGCACAACACGAGGAGTTGTTGGTCCTCGATTCTTAGGAAGCAACACAGATTCTAACGTAATCGACTATGTGACCATTGCCTCAACAGGAAATGCCACAGACTTTGGCGATAGCACAGTGGCTAGATTTAATTCAGCAAGTTGTTCAAGTAGCACTCGTGGAATTTGGACAGGTGGCCTTACAAGTGCTGACCAAAACCAAAATGTAATCGAGTACATAACAATCGCCTCAACAGGAAATGCCACAGACTTTGGCGATTTAACAGTTGCAAGATACAACTTATCTGGTGCTTCTAGCAGTACTCGTGGGTTATTTGCTGGTGGAACCGTTTATGGAAGCAGTGCAAGCAACGTAATTGACTATATTACAATCGCTTCTACTGGAAACGCCACCGATTTTGGTGACATACTATCTGCTGGACTGGCTAACGCAGGACTATCTAACGCTCATGGAGGTCTATAATGCCCATAACTACTTTAAAGAATAAGACCTCTGGTAGAAAGTTACTTGCTGGCAACATAACTGACTCTTTACAGTCAGCATTTGTATCTATTGCTACTCCTACAATTTCAGGCAGTGCTAACTTTATAGACTTTACTGATATTCCACAAACATTTCAACATTTACAAATTCGTTTCTCTATTCTTGCAAACGCAACTAATGCAGATGTTACTCTAACATTTAATGGTGTTTCATCGGCAGGCAGTTACACCTATCACGAACTTCGTGGTACTGGAACCGACACCTCTGCAACTGGAAATGGTTCAACAACTTTTATGTATGCTGCTACTAACGCGACAAGTGGAACCTATCCTGCCGTAGGTATTGTAGATATTTTTGACTACGCTAATGACAATAAAATAACAACTATTCGCTCACTTTCAGGAAAAGATGAGAACGGTGGCGGAACTCTTCAAATATTATCAGGTATGAATAAAGTAACTACAGCAGTAACTTCTATTAGAGTTGACTGCGGTGCAACAATAGATACTAAATCAAAAATTGCTCTTTATGGAATTAGGGGGTAGATTGTGCCAAGAACATATGAAACTGTGCAAACCACCACTATTGCTTCAGCAACTTCAACAGTAGAGTTTACTTCTATTAGTTCTGCTTATACCGACTTAATTTTGGTGTGGGCATACAAGTCTAATAGCACAAACAACCCAACTCTTAGATTAACTTTTAACGGAAGTAGCACAGGGTATAGTGGTAGACAAATGTATGGTTCTGGGTCTTCTGTTGCTTCTAATAATAACACAAATGCTTCATTTATCTCTATCGCTCGCGCCGTAGGTGGGCCTTCGGTAGTAAATGAGACTGCGTTAGTTATTCTTCACGTTATGGACTATGCGGCTACCAATAAATATAAAACCGTATTTGCACAAGTAAACAACGCTCAAAACGGTGGAGAGTTAGACGTTGGAGTATGGGCTAATAACGCTGCAATAAATCAAATCACTTTTACTAGTCCCACCAGCAACGATTTTGCGGTTGGTTCGGTTCTAACCATATACGGAATAAAGGCGGCCTAAAAATGCCAATAACATATAAATTAATTCAGACAGTAACAGTTACAGCCGCAACGCAAAATGTTATTCAATTTTTGAACATACCACAGATTTATGATGATTTAGTTATCAAAATGAGTACTAGAACAAACGAAGCAACCTTTTATTCTGATACTGATATTACTCTTAACTCTGAATCAAGTAGGTATTGGTTTGGTTTTTACTCTGTAAACAATACTAAAGCAGCCAACACTCCAGGAAATTCTGGTTTTAATATCGTTGGAGAAGCCACCGCTGCTAGTGCAACTGCTAATGTATTTGGTATTGCTGACATTTACATTCCTGATTATAAAAGTAGCAATAATAAAGCAATAGGTTCAACAGGTGCGCAAGAAAACGATAGTACAGGTAATAATGGTCTATTCGTACATTCTAATAAAGTAGTTAATGGAACCGCCATTACAAGCATAGAACTTGACCCGTTCTATGCCCCATTAGTGACAAACTCTTCAGCGTCACTATACGGAATAGTAAAGTCATAAGGAGATAAAATGCCAACAAAACTCGTTGTAGATTGCTCTACAGGTGTTACTACTGAAGTAGAACTTACTGCCGAAGAAGTAGCCGAACGTGAAGTAAGACAAGCAGAATACCTTGCTCTCAAGGAGCAAGAACTCTTAGCAGCACAGGCCAAGGCAGAGGCTAAAGCCTCAGCATTGGTCAAACTTGCTGCCCTAGGTCTAACTGAGGAAGAAGCAGCAGCAATCGCTGGCGCTTAATACTTTCTTTCCAGTAACAGTAGGGGATAATCAATCCTATGCGTGGAAGCAAAGTTCAGGGCCGATTTAAAATAGACTTCGAAACCAAGTCTATGGATGAGGGCATGATTGATGAACTACGCGACCCTGTAGGAACGATAGTCGATTGGTGGGTCTGGAACCCAACCGAGTTTGATGATAACTACGCAGACTATGTAGACCCAATCTATGACGTGTCTAATCAGACCGATGGTCTTGGTCGCCGTTGGGATGAGCCATTTGATTTGCCCGTTATGTTGGCGCAACAAGTTCGTGGTTCAAATATATTAAATGAACGAGGCTTTTATACCGTTGATACTTTGCGCCTAGTAGTTGCCGTTGATGATATCAATAGACTTCTTCCTGCAATGATTAGCGACCCAACAGCACATATCAAGGACCGTATTGTCTTCCAGAATACTGTGTTCACGCCCACCCGCGTGAACCCACGAGGAAGGTATAAGGAACGCTATTCTGTTGTTACAATTGACTGCAACCAGGTAAACGCTGAAGAACTTGTAAATGACCCACAGTTCCAGCAGTACGCAGAGTAGGAGATTGTATGTCCTTTGAACCAGAGATAGACCCAGACCTTTTTGACGAAGATTTGATAGCAGAAATTGACCATGAATTCGACATGGCTGAGGACTATGATGACCATTACAACGATGATGAAGCCCTAGAGGAAGAGGAAGAGTAATGGCTAAAGCAACTGCAAAACAAAAAGGTAAAGTTGAAAAGGTCATGAAGGAGTATAAGTCTGGCAAATTAAAGTCAGGCAAAAAGGGTCCAGGTAAAGGACCAGTAGTTAAATCACGTAAGCAGGCAGTCGCTATCGCTATGAGCGAAGCAGGCATGGCTAAAAAGAAGAAGAAATAATGCCACGTAGAAAGAAGTCACCTGGTGCTCGTGCTGGAAAAGCGCCACAGAAACAGGTGCGTACTAATTTAACTGAGTCTAAATTTTCATCAGGTGGCGCAAGGCTACGTAAAAAGAAGGGCGGCTACATACGTAAGCCAAAGCCACCAATTAGATACACTCATCGTAAAAAGGTAGTTATATGAAGACAGTCAAAGTCAGTGGCGTAAAGCACACCGTTAAGAAGAACAAGAAGGGCGATGTAGTCGTTGACCACGAAGCCAAGGCTAAGGCTGGGAAATGGGACAAGATTAACCTGACTAAAAAGGGTGGTTCTAAGACAATTAAGCAGGGTGTCAAGGCCGTTAAGGACTGGCACAAAAAGAATCCTCACAAGAAGGAAAAATAATGGCTAAGAAGTCTGACCCATGCTGGGATGGCTACATCCAAGTTGGCATGAAGATGAAGAATGGGCGTAAAGTACCTAACTGTGTTCCAGACCGTTCAGGCAGGAACAAGATTGCAAAGCCAACAAAACAGAAAGCAGGTAAGAAATAGTGTGTGCTACATGTGGATGTATGAAACCAAAAGATAAGCACGGAGAAAAGACTCTAGCCGCTGCTAACAAAAAGTACGCCAAGAAGAAGGCGGACAAGAAGAAGGAGAAGAAGTAATGGCTCTCTCCTGTGATATGAAGAATTGCAAGTGCAAATGCAAAGTTTGTAAAGGAAAAAAATAAATGAAAAAACTATCTCCTAAGCAGAAGAAGATTGCTGCAGTTGCTGGAAACAAGAAGAAGATTGATGGGGCCGATTTTAAGGCTCTTCGTGCCTCCAAAGGCAAAAAGCAGGCTCTACCTAGAAAGCGTGGTATGTAATGGCTAAATACACCAAAGAGGCCGATGAAAAGAAAGACAAGGGCCTATTAAAAAAGGCTGGTTTTGACAAAGAGCAAAAAGAAGAGTTTGAAAAGAAAGACAAGGCTCACGGCAAAAAGAAGAAGCCAAAGACTCTTGAAGAGGACAAGGCCATCGATAAGAAGATTATCAAGGGCATAAAGAAGAAAGAAAAGGCCCACGAAAAGAAGGAAGGCAAGAAGGGCGAAAAAGAGGAAAAGAAGAAAGAAAAGAAAGAAAAGAAGTAACAAGTTGGGGCCTCGAAAGGGGCCCCTTTTGTTTATCCTATCCTTATCGGAAATCCGTGCGGACTCCGTGTAGTACCCACTACTTGCGATAAAGGGGATTTAAATGGCTTGGAAGCCTTGGTACGAACGTGCCGCTGAAATGAACGGAAAAGAAGCAGAAGAGTTCATGCGTGGCATTTTTGGTTGGAAACCAAAAGATAAACGCCCAATAATTGCTGGTCTTATCGCAGGCTATGTCGGTGGAAAAGTTGCCGCCTCATCTGTGAAAAAGGCCAAAAAGAATTGAATAAAAATAAACTAAATAGCGCCCTAAATATGGCTAGTCGAGAAACGACTAGGCTCCTTTCTGCGCACCTGCGCACGGAGGCGCGAAAGAGCGGCTGGTCTGAAGACGTAGTCAGTTCTATGAACGTCACCTACGGAAAAGATGGCTTCACATCTAATGTGAGTAAGAAGCACTTTGATAAGGCAAGAGATTTTGAATACGGCACTCCAAATACCCAGCCTACGGCTGCCGTTCGTCGTTTTAACAACCGCACCGCAGAAGCAGAGCACTTCTTTGTAAACCGTCTCTTCAAGCATATCGAGGATGACCTATGAGTTTCCTACTTGATGAAGATGAAGCCCTAAGAGACTTACTCCTTGGGATGACCGTAACTGACCAAAAGCAGAACGCTGCTCGTAACGTTGGCGTATGGTTTGGTCAACCTGACCAAGAGTTACGTGAGCAGAAGTATCCCTACATTACAATCGATATGATTGATATTGCCGAAGATTTCACACGTGCTATGCGTGGCAAGGTTCGTCCTGCATATATCCAAGACCCAACCGTTATGGTTGCTGGTGTACAAGGCACTCAGTCAGTTCAGTTTGTTCAGCAAGTAAACTTTGATGATGATGACCATGCCTGGGAAATTGATTATCCAATCCCAGTAAACATTGACTATCAAATTACTACATATTCACGTCAACCACGTCATGACCGCCAAATATTGGCGCAGTTACTAAACACAAAGATTCCACTTCGATTTGCTGTCCTTTTGACGGGGCCAAATACCGTCTATGGCACACATCGTCGTTTGGATGTTCTGGATATCGCAAAACGCGATGTGTCAGAAAATGGCAAACGGTTGTTTGTCAATGCAATCACTGTGCGTATCTCATCCGAGATTGCACAAGAAACCTTCACCAAACTCTATAAGGCGCAAGAACTTACTATCACTGGTGTTACAGACGACGAAGGCAATACTGATGGAAGTCAGGTTATTGGTCGTGGTCAATTCACTGCAATTCAAGGCATAACTATTACGGCACCATAAGGAACAAACTCAACCTAGTTAGGAGAAAAGATGTCATTTAGTCGCCCAGGCGTTTATATTACAGAACGCCTATTACCAGCAACACTTCCGCAAGGACCAAGTGCGGATGCCGCTGGTGCAGTAGTTGCGCCTTTTGCACAGGGACCAGAAACGGTAACTCGTGTAACTTCTTGGTATGACTTTACCAAGTACTTTGGTGGATATAACGCTTCTTATCCAGCAACATTTCAGGTAGCAGCATTCTTTCAAAACGGTGGACGCGAACTTTATGTTCAGCGCCTACTCGCATCCAACGCTGTAAAAGCCGATACCGACCTAGTCGATAGCGGTAGCGCAGCACAAGTTAATATTCAATCAAAGAATGCAGGAACGGATGGAAACAACCTTCGTGCAGTTCTTTCAGCAGGTCAGGTAGCCAGCACATACACACTTACTCTGTACAAAGAGTCAGGTGTAGCAAACGACATTTCTGACGATATCCTTCTTGAACGATATGAAAACATCGTTTTTGATGATGATACTTCTAGTGATTATGCAGAAACCGTAATCAACGTTGTTTCGCCAAATATCACAGTAACAGTGGACTCAGGTTATTCAGGACAGTCATTGACTTCTGCAACCTACCCACTTGCAGGTGGTTCAAATGGAACTGCAACAGCATCTACTGATTACACCAACTACAAGGCTAGTGGTTCATCAGTATTTACTAGATTCTCAAATCTTGAGCGTCCACTTGTAATGTTCCTTCCAGTTGCTAACGCTCTTGCTTCTGGAACTACAGGCGTTTTTGATGCAGCAACTTCTTGGGCAGAAGATAACAACGGATTCGTTGTTGTAGATACTGACCCAGATTTAACTCCAGCAAACGCAGTAAGCGCTGCTGCTGCACTTGCAGATACAAGTTACGCAGCCGTCTATTACCCAAATTACTTCATTGCTGACCCACTAGGACGTGGCGCTGGTGCGCTTCGTAAAATTGGGCCATCAGGTGCTCTTGCAGGTATCTACCTATCAAACGATGCATCACGTGGTGTATTTAAGGCTCCAGCAGGTGTAGGAGTGGTTCTTCAAGGCGCCGTTGTCATGGAGAGAACCTTCACATCAACTGAACTTGACACGATGAACGCAAGCACATCGCCAGTCAACGCAATCCGTGCTCTCCCAGGTGCAGGCATCTGCGTCATGGGCGCACGTACGCTCAAGCAGGATGGAACAGCAAACAAGTATGTCAACATGCGTCGTTCGCTTATCTACATTCGCAAGCAACTAAAGAACCTCACAGAGTTTGCAATCTTTGAAAACAATGATGAAAAACTATGGGCATCACTTCGCACCGTAATCTCCTCATTCTTAGTTGAATATAAGAATCAGGGTGGTCTACGTGGCGCAACAAACTCAGATGCGTTCTTTATCAAGTGCGATGGAGAAAACAACACCGCACAATCAATTGCAAACGGAGAGGTACGCATCCAAGTGGGTGTCGCACTCCAGTATCCAGCAGAATTCGTTGTCATTGACCTAAGTCAAAAGACCGCGAATTAATTCGAAGGAGAAATGAAATAAATGCCAACAATAATCAATAACCGCTCGACACTGGTAACCGACCCGTTACGTAACTTTCGGTTCCTTGTCCAGTTTAAACCTCTAACGGGATTCCCAGGAGCACTGGGCGGAACGTTACGCAGTGGAGCCGTAAACTCTGTTTCTTTTGGGTTTACCTCTGTATCTGGTCTGTCGGTAACAACAGACTCCATCCCATACCGTGAGGGTGGGTACAACACAACCGTTCACCAGATTCCTGGTCAAACTACATTCACACCGCTCACACTACAGCGTGGTGTAATGCTTGGAACAAACCAGAACTGGGAATGGATGCGCCTTCTGTTTGCAACAGTTGCAGCAGGTGGCAGCACACGTTCAATTGCAGAAAACTTCCGTTGCAATATTGAAGTATCTGTTCTTTCACATCCAATTCCTGCTTCAGGTGCTGGAGACCCAAATGCTGCCGCTACTGACCATGTAGCAAAGCGTATTGAGGTCTACAACGCATGGCCTACATCTGTGGCATACTCTGACCTCAACGCAGGTGACAATGCACTTCTAGTTGAACAAGTTACCTTCGTACACGAAGGCTTTGATATCAACTGGGGTACAGCGCTTACAGCAGCAGGACAAGCACCAGACTTCGCAGACTAACAAAGGAACATAATGTCGAAAACAATTAGTGCAGCGGCTAATCCCGCATTGGCAAATAAAATGCTCAGTGATGTTGTGGAAGAAAAACCACAGCAAAAAGAAATAAAGATTACTTCTCCTTCGAACAATATCGTGACTCTCCCTGGTGGCTACATAACAGCCACTGGGGAAGTCATCGATGAAGCAGAGGTAAGAGAACTCACTGGCGCAGATGAAGAAGCAATAGCAAAAGCCCCAAATGTGGGAAGAGCGTTGTTAACTATTCTGCAAAGAGGTACTGTAAGAATAGGAGAAGAACGGGCAGACGATAAGGTCCTAGATAGCATCTTATCTGCAGACCGTGATGTTCTTCTTCTTGCAATATTCAAAGCCACTTTTGGAAACACAACAATAATCCCTGTATACATTGATGGAGAAATGAAGGAAGTTGAAGTAGACCTTGATGCGGATATCCCAATCAAGACTCTATCGGACAAGGTAAATGACCGTTACTTTACTGTAAAGGGCAAAAAGAACATTTACACCGTGCAACTGCCAACAGGCAAGACTCACAGAGAAATGATTAAGAACTCTGAAAAGTCATCTGCTGAATTGACCACTCTAATGTTAGAAGGAACTGTTACAGAAATAAACGGAACACCAGTTTTAAGTAAATCCCAGGTACAAACTCTCGGAATTCAAGACCGTAAAATCATCATTGATGAAATCAATAAAAGGCTCCCAGGGCCACAGTTTGACAATGTCACTGTGACTGACCCTGATACAGGAAAAGAGGTAAGAGTTCCCGTTAATTTCGGGACCTTATTTCGATTCTAACGTGACGAGTTATGAAACACTCATTGCGGAGTGGGCAGCGCTCACTAGGTCTTTTAAAGGTTGGACACTAACGGAGATAAAAGCGTTATCTCCACGAGAACGTAAGAACTGGCTAGAAGTAGCCCGTTATGTCAGGGAAAGGGATTAGTATGGCAAATAATAAAATGCTGTCTAACGTTCGTGACCTGACTACTGCCGTTGGTCAACTGCAACAAAAAATTGACGCCCTATACAACTCTCTAGATAAAGTTTCAGGTAAAGCAACTGAGGCTCTAGGGGGTGCGCAGGGCGTCCTACAATCTGGTGGGCAGATAGGCGTTGGTCAAGGTTCTACAACAATGAACCTTGGTTCAGACAACGCCAAATTCCCAACTTCACAGCCGTCTTCTGGCGGCAAGATGATGCCATCAAGTCTTGGAAACTTTAGTTTCTCATGGCAATTTAGACAAGGAAATCCAGAAGCAAGTTTAATGACTTCGCAGGCTGGCGGTGGAGGTGGCGGAGGAGGCGGTGGCACCGGATTTTTTGGTCCTGTAGATGCTTTTAAATTTGGATTTAAAGGTGCCGCAAAAGTTGGGCTAGGTGTTGCTGCAGGTATGTACGCTGCTGCTCCAGACATATCTCTTCTTGGACAACGAAGCGTTGGATTAGAGCAAGCACTACGTCTTGGCACTGGTAATAGACAGATGCTTAATCAACAGTTAACTGGTGGATTAAGAAATGCAATGTCAAGCGTTGGTTCTGATGCAATAGTTGCTCCAATTCTTGCAAGCCGTGGTTTTATGCCAGGAACCTCAAATTATAAAATGATGGTAGGTGAAACGGCTGGAGCGTTTAGATATTTAGGAATTGATAATGCTGCTGCAGCAAGTGCGTTAGCCAGTCTGCGTTCTGCGCCTACAGGAGCAGCGCTTTATAACCTTGGAATTAATACATATGATGCTGCTACTGGAAAATTTAAGTCTACTGGTGCTATTGCTAAAGAGTTAATGAGTACATTAACTGCAGGTAGAGGAGCAACTCCAGAGCAAATTGCTTTTGCTATTCAATCAGGAACTTTATCAGGAACTTTAACAGACTTGTTTGGAACAGGCGCTGAAAGAGACATAATGCAAGTTGCCATGATGGATATTGCAAAAGGCAAAAATCCAGACCTTGCAATGCGTGGAGAGAAAGAAGCCATTCCTATTCTTGAAGGTGTTGGGCAAATGAATTATGCTCAAACAAGATTATATGAAGCCTCAGAAGACAGAATGGTTGAAGGGTTTAACAGAGCAGCAAAAGTTGTTGATGCGTTCAATAGAGCAATGGAAAAAGTAGTTGGTCCACTTGCAGAACTAAAGGGAGTTATTCAAGGCGCTGGTGGAACAAACGTAGGAGAAGCCGTATCTACTGGTGTTCCTCTTATTGCTTCAGGATTAAAGGATATGGCTAAGTCATTAACCAGTCTTTTTCCAGGAATAGCAGGAGCAGGAATTGCTGCAGGTCTTGCAACGGTAGCAGCAGGATTTACTTCACTTACTGAGATTATGGATGACAAACCACAAGGTGGAGGGTCATCCGGTTATGGCGCATCATTTAATGCACAAAGATTGGGTGGAAAAGGCGGAGGTTTATACGCAGCACCAGGTGGCATGGTTACCGCAATGTTTGGCGCCCAAGATAACTCACTATGGGCATCTTCAGGAGGAAAACACACGGGTACAGATATTGCAATGCCAGTAGGAACTCCTGTAGAAGCAGCCATGGATGGCACAGTATCTAGCACAAATGCTGGAAATGAGTACGGTACTTCTATAGTGCTAGACCATGGGAATGGCTACCAAACTGTTTATGGTCATTTAAGTGAACGCCTAGTAAACCTTGGAGATAAAGTTTCAAAGGGACAAAAGATTGCAAAATCTGGAGATACAGGCAACTCAACAGGCCCACACCTTCACTACGAAGTTAGATTTGGACAAAACAATCCGGTAGACCCATCTTCTTTAAATACAGCGTACACAGCCACTGGAGTTAGCCCAATAGTTATTGAAAAAATGGGAAACAAATTATCAGGGTACATGGGCGCGAGCGCGAGCGCGGGAGCATCTGGTAATTACACAGGAAAAATGGGAACAGGAAGTCAAAATAATTGGGCATCTAAACTTCTTGGAAGTCTTGGAGCACCTGTTACTGATGCAAACGTTGCGGCTTTAACAACCTGGGCTCGATTTGAAGGCGGACATTGGAAAAACAGTGCAAGTTTTAACCCTTTAAATACAACTTTAGATTTGGGTGGAAATAAATCAATAAATAGCGTTGGAGTAAAGAAATACGGGTCATGGGAAGAAGGCTTAAACGCAACAGTTAAAACACTTCTTGGTAATCGTTCTTCTGAAAGAGGATACGCTGCAATTGTAGACGCGTTAAGAAGTAACGCGGGAACTTCAGCCGTATTATCTGCTGTAAATCAGTCTGCTTGGGTTCACGGAGAAGGCAAGGCAAGTAACTACAATTTCCCACGTGGTGGTGGCGGTCCTGCAATGATGCAGGCTATGGATTCTGGAGCAAAAACAGTAAATATTACTGTTACCTTTAATCAAGCAGATGAAACTTCTGCAATGAAGTTTGCTAAACAAGTCCAATCATACCTTGATAGAGAAAACAACAATGCAATGATGGGGAGTAACTAATGCCAGGTCCTTCTTATAACAACCCACAACTTGAATACACTAAAAATAAAAAGAATAATGAAACTGCTGCGCAGCGTTTAAAAACTGAGCGTGAAAAAGCAAAGGTTGCAGCAACAAACGCAAAAACTGCAGCGTCATTGAGAGACCAAATTTCTCAAAATAATAAAACTATAAATAATTTAAGTGCAATTATTAAAAGTGCAGAGATTACCAAAGCAGAGTATGTAACTCAGTACAATACTTTAACACGAAATTCTCTTAGTCCATCAAGTCCTGGAGGTGCAACCCAAACTTCAGGTGAGTTAGCAGCAATTGCTTCTTATCAAACTCTAATAACTGGAAGAGAACAGTTAATTAACAACTCAAAAAACAACATTAAAGATTTAAAGAATAAAAATGATGCTATTACAAAACAAATTAATTCAATCTATAACATTAAGGCGGTTGGTGATTACAATTTAAGCACTGGAAAAGTGACTACTACTTCAGGTAGTGGAGGTAATAAAAGCGGCGGCTCATCAGGTAATAAAAGAAAAGGAGAAGAACAGAAGCCAAAAGGACCGTATAAATACAACCTTCCCTTAATTAAACCAGCCAGATTTTCTACAGGTTCTTCAGCACCTCTTACATCCTCATTAGGTGATGCATCTAACTTGATTAATACTCCAGGATTTAATACAACTGATGCTGAAAATTATTGGAAAGAAAGTCCAGGCAGGGGAGTTCTTAGAGTAAACCGAGAGTGGATGAAGGCTATTTTAAACAGTACAACTACTGAAAAAGGAAACGTTCAAAAAGGAAACCTTGACCTAGTTAATGGAGCGTCAGTTCCTCAACGAACGCCCGACAAACAACTTTATGGGTTTAGGTTTTTATACAACCCAGAAAAAATACAAATGATTTACGATATAAACGCGGACTTACACCCTGGAATGATTGCCACTGGAAAAGACGTGTTTCTGCCTTTAACAAAATCAAGTAGTGCAGTCTCTTTAGACTTAGTTCTCAACCGCATGGAAGATATGAAATACAGAACTAATCCTAGTTTAGCAGTAAGAAGACAAGTTTATTTTGGCGGAGGAGAAACGGAAAGTCTTCTTCCAGATATAAAAGAAGTGCATGAAAAAGGAACAATGTATGACATGGAGTATATGTTTAAAACAATGAATGCTCCACATGCTACTTTTAATTCTACTTATAATGGAAAAACTGCAGATATGGGATTCATTCGTCCTACCATTCTTGAACTACATTTAGGAAATAGACTGCGTTATCCAGTTAGAGTAATAAGCCTTGCAGTTGAACATAAGATATTTGACCCAAGAATGGTTCCCATCTTTTCAATTGTTAGAATTACATTTGGCAGATTTATTGAATTTGAAAACAAAAGGGAAACAGGTGGCAGCGGTGGCGGGGGAAGGCAACAACTTAGATGATTTATTTAGATAGTCGTTATGCAGACGCTAGACTGTATCGTGCTTACGATTCAAGAACTGGTCAATATCCTGTAACGGTACTACGTCAGTATCCAACTTATACAGTGTCCTTTTCCTATCATGAGTGGACAGAGACAGACAGATTAGATGTTTTAGCGTTGAGATATTTAGGAAGTCCTTCTTTATGGTGGCAAATTATGGATGTAAATCCAGAAGTAATTGACCCGTTTGATATTCCTTATGGTACACAATTAAGGATTCCAAATGACTAATCAATATGCATTTGATAACTCATTTAAAGTTACCTATCCTGATTTTCCTGGATTTGAAGAAATTCCAAGCACAATTAGGTTAATTCAAAAATCAAGTCATCAGGATATAGTAGAAATACAGTACTTTAATGTTTCGTCTTTTTATCAAAATGCATTAAAACCTGGTTCTTTATTGAAAATAAATTGGATGAGTTCCTCAGTAAGAGGGCAGTTCTTTGGACAAGTTGTAAGTGTACTTCCTACAAAAACTTTTGGACAAAATAATCCTACAACCATTAAGGCTATTGGAACTGGGTTGTCTTTAAAAGAAAGCACACCAAAGATATGGTTAAACAAAACTGCTTCTGAAATTGTTCAAGAAATTGCTAAAAAGTTTAAATTAAAACCAATAGTGTCTCCAACAAAAGTTAGATTAACTCAAGAGTCAATGGTTGGTCAAACCTATTGGCAAAAATTAAGAGAACTAGCAAACAAATCGGGGTACGTGTTTCATGTATTCGAAACAGAACTCTATTTTGTTCCTTTTGATACTATGATAAACACTTTTATGGGAAGTATTCCTTTCCTATCTCTTGAAACAAACTATGGAGATGGATATGACAATATCTATCAATCTAATCTTTTAGAATTTAAAACCGAAAGTTCTACAATCCCATCAGAGTCAAGGTATTCAAATAGAACAAAAAATATAATGGGAATTGACCCATTTACTGGTAAAGTTTTTACTCATAAAACTTCTCCATCTGAGGTTGGTAAAGCATTAAGAAAGAACACCACTACTCAAGTGTTCTCCGAACAGATGTTTGGAGTGACTGTGGGAAGCAAAGCGCTCGCAGAAAGTAGAGCAAAATCTGAAGCAATGGTTTCTTCGTTTAGTGAACATGCCAAGGGCACGGCTCAAGGTGACCCAAGAATATCTCCTTTTAAAACTATTCATGTAGACGGAACGGGAAATTCCACAGATGGTTTTTGGATGGTAAAAGACGCTGAACACTTTATGACACATGACGGCAGATACACAGTTGACTTTTCTTGTATGACTGATGGAACTGGTAACAACAAAACTTCATCATTTAGACAGACTCCAACTAAAAGTGTTGCTGTAAGAAACGTTGCCTATGAACTAGCCTCTGGATTGCAGACAAAACCATCAGTAACTAAACTTAATTCAAATAGGTTGTTAATAAAACAATCTGACAATGGTATACAGTTAAAACAAAGAAAATGGATAGGTAAATAATGGCTACAAGAGAAACCGCTATATCTCTTCCATTTTCCATAAACCCATATGGAAGAGTTGGAACAACGATTGAACAGCCTAAAATCTGGCAAGATAGAGTCAGGTCCGTGATAGGCACTTACTTAGGTGAAAGAGTGATGCGTCCAAACTTTGGGGCTGACGTAGTTGACGCTGTTTTTGAAAACTCAGGAGAAGCCGAATTGATTGTACAAAACGAGACTAGGAAGGCATTTGAAAGGTATCTACCAACCCTAAATTTGGTAGAAGTTATACCTCATTATGACGAAGAGACAGGCATATTAGAGACAGAGATAGTCTACTCATTGCCAGACGCACGAATTGAAGACGTAACAAGCACTACAATAGGCTTAGTAAGAATTGCAGGAAACTTACCCCCAATTCAGGAGAAACTATGACAATAACGCCAGCCTCTAATATCCCTGTATCGGTTGATTACACCAGTAAGGATTATTACTCAATTCGTGAAGAGTTGATAGAAAGAATTCAAGACCGAATTCCAGATTGGAAAGCAAGTGACCCAGCAGACTTTGGTGTTGCTCTTGTAGAAGCCTTTGCTTATGTTTCCGACATACTTTCATACTATATTGACAGAAACGCCAATGAAGCGTTTATAACCACGGCAAGTCAAAGAGATAGCGTTCTTAACATTGCTCGTAACTATGGTTATACCCCTGCTGGTTACAGGCAGGCTCTAGTCGAATTAACTTTCACTAACACCTCTGCAACTGAGGTAACCTTGCCTGAAGGTACAGTTGTTTCTGGCGATGTTGTAATAGATGACACAGTAAACACCATTTATTTTACAACCGTTGCAGACGCCGTAGTTGCAGAACAAATAGGGTCATCTCCAGGAGAAACAACAGTAACTGCTGCAGAAGGTCGTTCAGTAGTTCTTGTATCCGATGATGCAACCACAAATGGAGAGTTAATAGGTACCTCTACAGGCATTCCTGCAATGTCGTTTGAATTAGGAGAAACACCTGTAGTAGAAGACTCTATTGAGGTGTATGTACAAGA